TCCAAGCATCTAATACAGGTGGGAATGGGAATGATTTACTATAAATATTCATGTCCTCACTTGGGTAATTAACCGCCTTAGTATATATATAAGGTGATTCTTGCCAAGTATCATTACCAAAATTGTAATAATAAGTTTGATAAGAATTTACAAAAGGTATTGTTATACTTAATCTAAAAGATGGATTATTAGTTTCCGAAGTTATAGATAAATTAAATCCTTCATTCCACCCCGCACTCATGCCAACAAAACTAACACTACCAGTAGCTAATGCAGATGTTAAAGCTAATATGTATTTATCGGCAACCGCATCATAAACTAAATATGTTTTTGGTGTACCTAAGAATGATTTAGTAAAGCCTTTAAATAATGTTTCGGTATAACCCGGAGCCAATAGCGACATTCCTGCGGTTTTAGTAATAGGTGTTGCCGTACCATTCCACAAAGTAAAATCACCATTAATAAACTTATTGCTACCATATTCATATTCAACTTCCATGTACTTATAAAACCTTCTAATCTTTCTTTTGGGCTCGGCAACAATCAAAAAGTTTGTTCCATGAACTAATGTAGGAATAGTGGCTTTAGTAGAAGTATTTATTACTCCTTGATTAGAAAATTTAGTAGCTTGATTAACTCCAAACGCTAAATCCTTTGGCTTAACAAAAAACCATTGACCTGCATTTTGATAAACAAACGCATTAAATAAATTGCAAATATCTAATACTAAATCAACATTATCTTTAAACTCAAAGTTATTATCTCTTAACGCAGCGGTATAAACATAAGTTTGTTCTAATGGAGTTGAATAAGCCGTTTTAGTGTGATTGTCATTCCACACTTTAGCTAACACATTTAATCCATATTCATATCCAACACCTTTTAAAGCATTAAATACTACTTCAAATAAGCTTAATATACCCGCTGGATATTTATTATTAATCTTTAACTTTTGATTTTTTAATGAACCTAATCCATCAATTGTTTTAAATTCGATGGCGGGATACTTTAAGAATATATCTTCTTCGCATAATTCGGGAGAAACAAATCCACTCCAAAATAATACCGCATCACGATAGTATTCTAAGAAGTATTCTTTTTCATCTTCGCTTATGATTGAATCCATATTAATTACACCACCAAGAACTTTAAAAGTTAATGATGATCCTTTTAATGGATAGAATATATCATCATCGGCAGTTGGGTAATCAATCTCTACTGGACTAACTTGTCCATTGGGTATTGTATAAATAGAACCATTATAATCTTTTTTTAAGATTAATACTTTGCCTTTAGTTGTTAATAATGTACCAAATGGATTACAAGTTCCATCAAATTCAAATTGGTAAATAGTTCCGTATCCTGTCATTATCTTCCTGTAACTCTAAGTGTTGTTTCTAATGATTTATTAATTGAATAACCACTTTGTGTAGCCGTAATTGAACCCGTAAGGTCTACCATTAATCTAATTGATTGTGTAGCATAAGATGACCCACCATATTGATAAGATGATCCACTTGCTTTAGATGAAACCGAAGTTGATGGCATGGCTCCCCCAGTAGCACTTGGGATTGGTTTACTTTTTACACTTGATGAAACTGCTGACCCAAATTGTTTCATTGCGGTTCCCGCAGAAACGGCAGCAATACCACCTAATATTAATTCAGTTGCCGAACCTGCCGGGTTAAGTGCATTCTTAAATAATGCTTTAACTAATCCCGCAGCAATCGCAGCACTACCCGCTTTAACCAAGTAATCTCCAGTTGCATTTAATACTAAAGCACCTAATGCTGCAAATGAATCTTGAATAGTCATTCCACCCGATAAAACCGAACCTGCAATCTCCGCAAATCCTACGGCCAAATTATTGGCAAAATCACTTTGTGCTGAGTATAGTGCTTGTCCAAGAGTTTCTAATCTTGATGCCATATCACTACTTTCAACTTTATCTATTGCATTTTGAATTTTTTGAGCATCGCTAACTACCCTTAAATCGGGGCCAACAACCATTATATTCTTTCTTGCCTTTTCTCTAAAATCTACTTTTTTGTTTGCAGAATCAAACATGATTGCATTCTTAGCATCCTCATATTTTTTAGTAATATTAAGAATATCAATACCTTCTTTATCGGCAAGTGCTTTTTTAACTTTATAATCTTTTGTTAATTCATCAAGTCTTTTTAAATCATTATCCTTCCACCAAGCATTAATAACCATGCCAGCCTCTTGATTTTCTTTAATTAAAGCTTTTAATTTATTACCATATTCTTTTGTTTGGAAATCAATTCCGGGTATTATTTCAATCTTTTCTTCTTTATCTGGCTTTAATTTAGGTGGAGTAGCACTTAATCCTGTAACCTTATCGGTTGCCTTAACATTCTTTTCTAAATTTCGAATTAATATAGTATTATCGGCATATTGTTTATATAACTTAAACCTTTCGGCCATTAATTCAGATTTGCCTTTAATATATTTTGATTGATTTGAAGCCTCATCTATTTCTGCAAATCCAATTTTGGGTGCTTTTTTAATTAATTCATCATAATTTTTAATCTGCTCTTTAAGTCGTTCATTTACATCTTTTAATAAAGCCGGGTCTTTCTTAATAGCCGAATCCATTACATCATCATACATTGCTCCAGCAGCCTTGGTTGCTAAAAATGTTGCTGCCAACGTAATTAATATCTTAGCAATTCCGCCTCCAGACAAGCTTAATGATGCAAGCGATACACTTAGTTTATTAACAAAAGAAATTAACGATCCTATGCTTAATATAATTGGGCCAATAGATATTCCTATTGCAACTAATTTAAGATTCATCTCCTTGGCCTCTGGGGTCAATTGCATGAATCTATCTTTTAATTCATTTATAAATCCAGCAAATTCTCTTAATCCACTTCCTACATTTAATTCTTGGTTTATAGCAGTTCCAATTTCGCCTAAAGCAAATTTTGCCGACTCTTGTAATTTATTAAATGAACCTTGTAATGTTTGAGATTGCCTATCGGCCATTCCAAAGAATCTACCTCCCTCACTTGTTGCGTAAATAAAAGCATCACCAACATCCTTAACACTAATTTGACCATCGTGCATCCTTTTGGTTAATACCGCCATTGACACACCAGTTTTATCGGCTATGGCTTGCAATGGGTTAAACCCAGCATTAATCATTTGCCGAGCCTCTTGACCCATTAAACGACCCGCAGCATTAACTTGACCAAATGCTAAAGATAATCTACTAAACTTATCGGCATTACCTCCAGATACATCACCTAACATACGAGTGATAGGAATAACTTGTGATGCCGTTAAACCATAACCAAGAAGTGTTTGAGCACCCTTAGTTATATCTTGGAATTGCATCGGGGATTTAATTGCTTGGTCTTTTAATTGACCTAACATTTCTTTTGCCGTTTCTGCTGATCCGGTAAATACCTCAAATGAAACTGAAATCTGCTCCATTTGGGCAGATGTTTGTAATGCTGATTTGCCAAGTAATAATAATGGTGCAGTTAATCCAACAGATAAAGAAGTGCCAAGAGAAGATAATGAGGAACCAATTTTAGCCATAGATGCTCCCATGGAATTTGCCATTTGGTTTCCAGCGGTGGCAGTTACGACACCAGCATCTTGCATTGCTTTTTGTAATTCTTGTAACTTCCCTTTTATGTCGGCTATATCAGCCGAAAAAATTACCTTATGTTCATTAACATTCTCTGCCATTACTTTAATGAATTAACCCATTGTTTTACTATATCATCCGAAAGATACTCTTTTTCTTTTGTTTTTTCTATACGTTTACCTATCTTGTCAGTCCACAATGGAATCAAGTCTTTAGGCTTAGGAACTTTGTCACCACCCATTGATGCTAATGATGCCCACATCAAGTTTCTTGTAATATCCCAATCCTCAGCCTTTCTAAATTCAAAACCATGTTCATAGTCAAGAAACTCCCCTAAGGTCATCCTTTTCCACTCCCATGGTTTCAATCCAGTTCTATAAATTCTTGTGAGGATACTACCCCACCTAATTATCTCTTTTTTTTTATAGTTGTATCTTGTGATGGCTGATCTAAATCACTTGGCATTAAGTCATTAGTAATCCATTCAACTACATTGATAACCTTTGCTTGCATTAACCACTTAGTTGCAATCATTCTTGATGATTTAAGCTTAGTTAATAATGATTCAGCTAATTCATCATCACCACTACAAAATAGGTGGTATATGTGGCCACTAAGTAGCATATCACGAGTAATGTCAATTAACTTGCTTGGGTCGTTTTCGAACTCTTGCATATTAACCAAATCATTAAACTCGCCACCTAATTCTTTAACATAAACATCGTTTATGCAACCAAGCGAGAAATCAAATGTGATTTTTTTGTTTTCAAATGTTATTGTACGCATTGTTTGTTTTGGTTTTGTGTTAAAA